AAACCATTCTTCTGTAAAATTCTTTGAAATATTTGTGTCTGCATCAAAATAATATAGATAGTCACTATCACAATTTTCTAAACTTACTATATTTTTAAATTTTGAATTTGTCCCATCTACCCAACTAGTGTGCTTGTCATAATGGTATTCTACATTTATATTATCTGGTAGATACGGTTTGGGGTCTTCATCCGAAAAAAAGTAAAACTTAATTTGACTATCTCCATTATAATGATGCATAAATTTTTTAATAAACCTAATACCCAATACAAAATACGCATTAGTTGCCAAAACTACTATTCCTATATTAGACATGATATTTTTTTTGTTTTAATTATTTCTTCGGAATATTTGTATGAACATATGTCATCTTTTAATAAATCTAAATGTATATCATCTGGAAATTTATTAAAATACTTTCCTTTATAAAACATATCAGTATTATCTTCTGTAACACCGGCGTTGTGATATATAGCACAACTATTCCATTTATTAATCATATCCGTTGGCCAACAAAATTCTAATTCTTTTGTAACAACCATATCATTACCAAACAACCACCCATTCCACAATACAGCCCACATATCTGCACACCATATTTGTAATTCGTGGTAATCTGGTATTTGATTTTTAATACTATTATTAAGATTATTTATTTCATAAAAAAGCCTTTCACTATCCTTTTCAACTTTATCCCAAAATGTCCAATGTAAATTTTTAAGAATATATTGTGCACCACCTGAATGCATATTATTTTCTTTTGGTATTTCATAATCTATACCAACAATATCACACATGGCTTCATAAACACCATACCCTTTGGAAGTAATATATCCATAATTTATATAAGAATTTGTATTACTAGAATACCATTTATTATCATTTAATAAATTTGAAAAATCAACCGGTTTTGTAAAAATAATATCGCAATCGTGATAAAAATAAGCATAATCTGATAATTCTAGGTTATTTTTAAAATGCTGCTTTAATATATTTGGCCGAATTGATGATATATAATGAATTGGTTTTTGACGAGTATCTTCATAGAAATAAAAATTAACATTAGTATATTTACTTTCAATTTTATTCCAAGCTTCTATATTAGATACTCCATCATTTGTTCCTATGGAAACCAATACATCAATATTATTTGGATTTATACCATTATTTATAAAGTTATTTATCATAACTTCAACTTGCCAAGCGTAGTACAACAAACGTGGTTGTACACAAATATAACGTAACTTTTTCATTTTTATGCGTATAATTGGATATAATTTAATAAAGATGGTTGAGTGCTTGTAAAATCAACACCAGTAAATGTATAAGTAGATATGCTAGCTGTAGTAAATTGTAAAGCATCCCCAACTTGTATATTTTCACCATTTATTGTATTGGAAATATTAATTACAACCGTAGCATTTGATATATTTGGTATAATAGATACAGCTAATTGGCCAGGTGTAATTGGATATGACCAAGGATATTCTAATGTAATTGTACTACCATTAACCTTAATATCTGAAATAAGTCTTGATGTTCTTGCAGCCGTAGTATTGTTGTATATACTAACATCTACATTTCCTGGTAAAGGAGTAGTAGTTGTACTTGTAGTTGTTGTACTTGTAGTTGTTGTACTTGTAGTAGTTGTACTCGTAGTAGTTGTTGTGGTTGTAGTTGTAACATTAGAACGATCTGCATATATCTCAAATGTTACAGGCGTTAGTGCAGCACATGTTACATAATACTTAACTCTTTCAACTGTTCTTGGAACTTCATTAGATGGAGAGTCTGGAAGACCAAATGGCACTTCCACACCTTTTAAAGAACTTGAAAAATCTTCCCAATATATCCTCTTTGTACCAGTTTGACCCGTAGAAGTAACAGTAGCAGGAACAAGATCGGTAAGTTTACCAGGATAAGGGTAATCATCTGTAATATCTTGCCACTTTTTAGGAGGACCAGGATCCAAAACAACAGCACTTACACGGCTACCATTTCTACTAAAAGCATCAGGATAAGTATAAGCAGTGCCATATGATGAACTATAAAATGATACTTGACTAGTTTCAACTATTGTTTGATATGGTATATCAATAAATGGGGGACTTGCATCGAATCCATTTGGTAATACACTAAATGTAGGACTAGTTGGGACAGTTACTCTTAATTGTGGTACTAAATTATTACCACCTCTAAATTGAGCCGATGCATTTAATTTAACTGGTATATAATTATAATTAATATCAAATAATTCAATTCTAAAATCAAATGATTCGCTTACAATTTGTATATTTGGATTTATTAAAAAACTAATTTCATTAGGAGTAAACGCTGATTGTTTTGATGGTTTTAAACTTATATTTGCTATATCCCAATTACCGCTTAATACATTAAATGTAATTTTTCCATAACCATCTGTACCATTATCTGCTTTAAAATTTATAGTTTGAGCCCCAAAATCTCTAAAAGTATTTGCATTTAAAGATAATACTTTTTTACCAAATGTATCATTTGTATTAATAAATGGAGATCCGGTAGCTGGGAGCGAGCCGCTTACATATATATCTAAACTACCAATACTATTAGATGAACCAACAAATATCGTATCAAATGATAATTGATATTCTGTTCCATATGAAAATAATGCTTCATTCTGTGGTTCAAATTTAATGAGACCTGTAGAGTTATCTGGATTTGTTGTTGGATAAACTTTAGCATAACCAGCTCTATCAATATCCAATTCTAACGTATTTCCGGTTGTATCTAAGTTTGTAATTTTCCAATAAAAATTTAAAAAAGTGTTATCAATAAAAAATCCAGTTTTTGGATTTAGTGTGTTTTGATAATATGAATCTTGCAATAATTCAACAGGTTCTATTAACCTGTCTTCAATTAATTCAAAATCTTTTATTGTACTTTTACTTTTTGACCAAACTTTTATTCTATAAGCATCTCCACTAAATGTATCTAAATTTGATAACTTTACATTTATATAAGATGCACTTATACCGGATTCCTGCAAATCAACAGTTTCAGCCGTACCAGTCCATTCCGCATATCCAATATCTTTATAAGTTTGAGGAAACCCTCTTTTTAGATATGGATTTTCAATATAAGCCTGATAATCTGAATATAAACTTGTAATTTTTGTTGTCCAAGTTCCAGGAGCCATAAGATTTGTGTATATATCTCTTATATTTGTAAAAGTTAAATCCTTACCTATAAGACCTCGCGAAAAAGGCACAGAAGATGCGCTTGGATATGCGCCATATAGAGGCCGAGATCTTCCAGAAATATACCATTCAAAATCGGCCGGGTTTCCACTTGTTATAGTATAGACCGTAGTTGAATTATATGGATATTCAGTACCATCTTCAGGCGTAACACTGTGCCCTTTTAAATACCCAGATAATGGAGTAAAAGTAACTTGCCTTTGCCAAATAGGAAAATATACTTCAGTCAATTCAATAGTAGGACGTTTATAAAATCTAACAGGAGTTGTGTTAGCAAGAGTTGGATTTACATTTACTTTTTTCTGCCATTTTACATTTGGTCTACCAACCCAATTATCTGGTATAGGATATTTAACTCCGTTAAGCTCGTATTCTACTAATTCACCCAATATTGTAATTGTACATGGACCAAATGTAGTATCTGGATAAATGTGGACAGCAACGGGCTTTGATGTACCTTCATAATAATTTGATGGTTTACCGCCAGCTGGCTCTGTATAAATGACTCTACCTCTTGAATCTTTTATTTCAATCATTAAGTATGTACCATCTGCTAATTCCGATGTTCCTTGAATAAGAAACGCATTTTTACCACCGGTAAATGTATCTGGTAATTGACTTATTTTAAAATACCTACTAAATTCTGCGGTATCGGTTATGAATACTGGATAAGTTTCTAAATGTTGTGCAAAAGAACTCTTTTGTATAATAGCCATTCAAAAATGTTTATTATAAATATTCTTTTAATGGAAACTTAAAAATCTATCTTACTAAACCCGTCTATCTTTTTAATTTCAATAAGTCCATCGACAATATCACGCATTTGTTCCAAGTGAGATATTACCCAAATAAAATCAAATTGTGTTTTAAGATATTGCATCATCATAAAGAGCGAGGAAAGATTATCAGAGTCCAACGTGCCAAACCCTTCATCAATAACAAGGAAGTTTGGACGAGGTAGGTTACATATATTAATCAGTGCAACTCTAATAGCAAGACCACTTACAAACTTCTCCATACCACTACACATTTCAAGCGGCCATTCTTGGTCATCGTAAACAATCTTTGCATTGATACTTTTACCATCAACTTCCATAACACAGCCAAAATCTACAACCTGTCCAAGTATATTATTCACTTCGGTTTGAATAACCGGTAAAGCCTTTGAAATTAATTCATATGGAATACCATCACGCTTAACTGCATCCAAATAATAGGTGTATAGGCGTCCTTTCTCTTCCAATTCCTTAACTTCTATCATTTTATTCTTAATACCCTCTATAAACGATTGTAATGAAGAAATAGAACCATTCAAAGCGGTTATATCTTTATTTATAGATTTAATTTCGGATTCAATAGAATTTTTTACAATACCCAAATCATCTATTTGTATTTTGATATTTTTATTATTTGTAATTGTATCTTCATTTGCATGATACGTTTCAATATCCGATTCAACTTTTTCTAATTGAGTATTATATAATTCTTCTTTAGTCTCCAATCCTTTCAATTCCGCTTCTGCTTTTTCTTTTAGGACATTCCATTTTTGGTATTTAGATTTTAATTCCACAAGCACATCCCACTGGTCTTCAACATCTGCAATATAACTTGCCTGTTGAATTAGTATTTGATGCTGGTTTTCCAATATATCCAATTCATTTTCTTGTTCCTCAACACGTTGTTTTGTAGCAATAGCATCTTTAACAAATACATTATTCATACAAAATTTACAATTTGGGTCGTATTCATGCGCTTCCAAATGTGCAAGTTTTTCCTTATTAGAATTTATAGATTGCGTTAATAACTCAATTTTATGGTCATTTTTTCTTATCTGCTGTTTGTACTCATCCCATTCTTGTTTTGCTGTTTCAATGGGTTTATTATGAATGGTTTTATTTTCATCAATAGATTGCGATATTTCAGCAAGTAATCGTTTTGATTCTTCAATCTTATCTGATTTTGTCTTAGTATCAATTATTATTTGGTCAATACCATCTTCTAATGTTTTTTTACGAGATTCTAATTGAATTATATCTAAATTACCAACTACGTTTACGATTTGTTTATTTAATTCCATAATCTGCTCCACAACAGCATCTTTTGCTAATACTCTTTCATCTAATTTAGATTGTAAATCTTTTAAAATAATTCTTTTATCTTTTAATTGATTACCCTTATCAGCCAATTCGCTTGTGAAATCAGTTTTCTTAAAATTTTTAACAAGTACTTGTACTTCTTTAATATCTTCGCTTGCTGTTTCATACAATTTATCAAAAACATTCAATCCCATAAATTGAGCAAGAAGGTCTTTTCTTTCGGATTGAGATTTATCAATGAATAGGGCATTATTACCTTGTAGTGATAATGCAGTTAGGATGAAATCCTCATATGTTCCAACGTATTGCTCAATAGCACTATTAGTATCACGTCTTTCTGTTCCATTGAGAGAAACATCCATACCGCCTTCTGTTTTCCAAAATTGGACATCAACTTTTACATTCTTACCTTTGTTAATCGTCTTTGCTTCTCTACGAATGTGATAATCTATTCCATTGATTTGAAAATCTAATTGACAGTGGAATGTTGTCTTACGATTGTTTAGGATATTTTGTGCACGGAATGCTCTACTACATTTATCGTATAAGCAGAATGAGATAGCATCAAATAGAGAAGATTTACCTGCCGCATTTGGTGCGAACAATCCCATAAGTCCGCCTACCTTTGTAAAATCTATTTTATTATTCTCACCATAACTAAACATATTAGAAAATTCAAATCGTATTGGTTTCCAATGTACGTTTCTTTGAATCTCTTCATGAGTAATACGTGAATTTATATCTTCGTTTATAGCTTGGAGTGCCGTAATATCATCATCAATCACAAACGGCATCATACGACCAACGTAATCAGATATGAGTGAGTTTTGATAATTAACATCGGATATATCTTCAAAATCCAAACGATTTGAACGATTACCTGATTTTAATTTAGAAAGTGAGTCAGTACGAATAATAGTAAAATCATCAACACCATACTTCATTTTGATTTCCGTCATTACCCGCTTTGTATCGGCAGTATCGGTATTGGATATACGAACACGAAGGCGTGGAAACTTTGGCATATCCGTTACAACTGGCACAACTCCACTATCTACATCCAAAGTATAATATCCATAATCATTTGGAATATCAATTCCTTCAAATGTTTGTGTATCTAAATCCCAACATAAGAATCCGTGACTATGTAGGGTTTCACCAAAGTTTTGCTGTACTAATGAACCCGCATAAACTACCTTACAACCTTTCGGACTAATCATCTCTTGACGTTTATGAATATCACCCAATAGAGCCATATCATATCCATCAAATATATCCGTGGTAAAGTGGCGGCTACTAACTACATAACCAATATCAGTTTGTGAGTTATCAACAGGTCCGTGAAATAAAGCAATCTTTGTTTTACCTGTAAGAGTATCTGCTTTCGGCCAATTATCTTTATTATCTAAAATACTGAATACTCCAAAATCAACATCATTAATAGTAAACACTTGTGTATCACGAAGATAATGAAAGTTAGATAATCCTAATGCATCTACTATTGGAGTAAGTACATCAAGTCTATCCGAATTGTTCATATTACAATCGTGGTTACCTGTTATGAGTATTGTAGGGCAATGTTTTGCACATTCTTTGAATAACCAAACAATCTCACTAACTAATTCTGGACTCATTTCCAATTTAGCATGTGCAATATCGCCGGCTAGGTATATAATTGAATCTTCCGTTCCACGTTTGCGGATTTCCTCAAACATTTTCTGGAATACTTCTCTATACTCCTTATGCCTCTTTACATTACGAATATGTACATCGGCAATATGATAAATCCTTTTTAAACTCATATGTTATTTATTTTACTTAATAATAATTCTTCTATTCCAAATTCTTTTGTTCCATTTAATTCATTATAAAACTCTTTATAACCCATTTCCGATGCATCTTTATCTTTCAACATCATTAATCTTACATTTATACCTTGCTTACGAAAATACTCTGAAACTTTTAGTGCTTCGTTTATAGCATCATTATCTAATGAAATTACAATATCCGTAACACCACTCATAAAGATTTTTTCAACCAAATTCTTTGAAGGAAATTTACCCAGAAGCGGAATTGCATTCCTACGAATTGTGATAGCATCAAATACTCCCTCACAAAGTATAATTGGTTCATTCCAATTAATTTGCGAATCCAAACAAATAATATTTTTACTAATTGGGGGATTTTTATATTTCATCTTTTCTTCTTGATAATAAGAACGAGATATAAAATAATTTAGGGAGCCATCGGAATTGTATGAAGGAATTATTATACGCCTTGTATATAGCCCATCTTTACAATATCCAATTCCAAATTTTATTATTTCTTTTACACCAATGCCTCTTTGTGTAAGATAGTGTATAGCATGTTTATATTCAGGATTAAACCCCTTTGGTTCATTTGCTAGCGAAATAAATTCTTTTGGTAAACTTATAAATATTTTTGTTTCAGAGTCTTCTTGACTAGTAGAATAAGTAGTATCACCATAAATTTCTCTTATTACTGAAATAGTTTTTTTATCTACATCCAATTTACGAAGTAGGGATGTTAATTTTTTACCACCACTATTACAAGTCCAACAATGCCATTTTTGAGTTTCGGTATTGACTTGTAACTTTTGTTTATGATGATGGCAAAATGGGCAATAAAACGCCAATTCATTTCCCTTTAATGTGGAATGTACTCCCAAAGCGGTTGTGAGAGTTGAGATGACAGTATTTTTTTGCGTATTATTTAACATATCTAAATATACGAAAAATACCTGAAATTTCCAAGTCTAATTACTCATTAAACCAATCTTCGGGTATAAATTTATCCGCATATTTAAAACCATTTTTCTCACACCAATCGGCATAAGTGGTTTTAGAATTTTTGTTAATTTTATTTCGGGAATTTGTAAACACAAAACGAATATCTAATTCGGGTTTTTGTGTTTTTATAAGGATGTGCTTTTTTCTATCTGCAATTACAAAACGTCCTTTGGTTTCTACAAAGATACCATTTGGAAGTTTAAAATCTGGGTGGTAGGTATGTTCGGAAGCAGGAATAGAGTATGAAACCTTTTCAGTCTCATACTCTACCTTAATTCCTTTGCTATCTATTTGATTGGATATACTTTCTTCAAGGCCAGATTTAAATCCATGCTTTTTAGCAACCCACTTGGAATTGCTTTTAATAACCTTTTTAGCCATAATTATTTACTTCTATCTACAGTAGAAGAATATAATACGTCATTTACTTGTCCACCTCTACCAACTCTGAATTTGTCGGCAGTTAATACTTGCTCATCTGCGTTTTTTGTATCATCAATACTATAAGGAGTTGCTTTGGCCAATCCTTCGGAGTAAGAGATTTTATCAACACCCAAAGAGGCTTGAGATTCATCGTAAGTTTGTAAAATACTTTTTGCCATATTATTTTATTTTAATTGATTTAGTATAAATATAAGATTGTTTGAAATTAAGTATCAAATCTTACTAAAAAATTTATAGGAAGGTCTGGTAGTGATTTGATTGGATTTGCTAATTTGGCAACTGCGAGTAAACTACAATCATCATCATATAATCCTATTGTTGTAATAGTTGGTGCCAAAAAAGAACCAGTCCTATCAACAGAACCACTCATATCCCAATGTTCAAAGCCAGCAGATACATTTGAATCTACGGAACTTGTATAACGAAAATCCATATATTCTCCGTTTTCAAGCATTTGACGTTTTCTAATATATTTTATACCAGGACTAGTTACAACACGTTTTGAAACGCCTTCGCTAGTAACAAAAGTTTCCGATACCTCCCCAACATTTACATATGAAGTTGGATTTGTTGATATATTAAATTCATCCTCATTTGCAATTAATAGATATTCATGCTCATATATTGTTTCGGTTGAATTGTATGATAAACTCCAAGTTGTATTTAATAGAGCTTGAGAATTTCTTGTTAATACAATTAATCCTTGATTATAAAAAACATTACCTGCTGGTAAATCTCCTGTTATTGGCGAATCTATAAATGGTAAATTTCTAACGTACATCAAAGATGGAGTTGCGTTTGAATCCCATCTATAAAATGTTGTTGTATAATCCGTTCCCTGATATGTTAATGTTATTTGTGAACCATTTTCCATATCCCAAGTTTTATTCAAAACGGAAGTAGAGTATGGAGTGCCTGTATAGTAATTTGTAAAATTGAATTGCCCTGCTTCAAAATCCAATCGGCTTACGTTTAATACATCTACATAATTAAATCCAATATTACTATAGCCATCATCTACATAATCAAATATCTCACCAGTAGAACTATCCTTAACAGTTAATTTTACAGATCCTGGTTTAATTCCATCTCCAATGTATTTTTGAGGTATTGATATTACTTTCGCATTTCCATTTAAATACCTCTCATCTTCATCCGGATTATCGTAATATACATTTGTTTTATATCCATTACGTTTGAATGGATTATCTTGTACACCATTATAAAACTGTGCCCTTAATTGTCCGTACAAAGTATTTTGATAAAAAGTTTGCCCGTTTGCAGTAGTAGTATTGGTTGCTGCATAATTACCTTCGGTTGCTTCAAATACGGATATTTCAGTAGAACCTGATGAAAAGTTCCATTGCTTATAAGCTTTGAATGGACGGATTGTAATATCTGACTTTGGTATTCTTTTTAACATATCAATAATAAATATCCATTTAACTAAAAACCCACCAATCAAGGTGGGTTAATAGATATTGGTTATTCTTTGTTAAAAATCTAATTTAACTTTGATTGCTATTTCCTTATCAAAAGTTTTTTCTATCGGAGTACTCAATTTAGCTACAGCTAATAATTCATTAGAATCATCATACAATCCTACAGAGGTAATCCAAACATGCGGGTCATTTTCAAATAATCCCTGAACAAATTGTCCTACTGAACCGGTTACAAATGTTGGGTTGTTTGAAAAATTAAATTCTCTATTATTTGCTCTTACAAAATAGTGAGAAGTAGATACATTCTCAGTTCTACGAACTTGAAAATCAGCACCAGCTTTAAGAACTTCAAATAATCTTAATGAACCAGAACCGGCTGTACTATTATAGTATGTTAAAGGTGAACTTGTTGTGGTAGGTGCTTTCAATTTAGCATCAACTTTTGCAGCAAGTGCGGCTGGGTTTAATAAAATTATTCCCATATCTGGATAAAATAATCCCCAACCTTCTCCATTTGATGAGGTGTATGATTGAATTGTTGATACATTTGATGTTCCAATATTTAATGAACCGCTAACCATATTATATACACGCCCTGCGGTAGTTACTGTTTCATTAGTACCACCACTATCATCTATTAGATACGTAGTACCCAATGTGCCTGTGAGTTTTATTGAAATATTTCCTGGATCCAATCTTTCTTTGTAACGAGCTCTATTTATATTAATTGCGTAAAAATTCTGCAAATCGTGTCCGGCTGCAGTAGAACCACTATATACGCTAAAATATGAATCAGCTGGGTCTAATAATACGTTTCTATATTGTGCGTATGTTGCTATTGATGATAACCAAGATTGGTCATCATCTGCCAATGACGGAGAACCATATCCATTAATATCACCATATGCTATTGAAAATTGTATTTCAGCATCGCTTGAAGTAGTATCTTTATTATAAACATCTATATAATATCTAGCGGTATCAGCGGCTACTTGAGTAGATGATGTCGCCATTGTAGACCCAAGTGAACCCGTATCACCACTCCATATACCAGATGTTACTATTTGAGTTCGGTTGGTTACTTTATCATTAGCTCCAAATTTTTTGTAGATACCATTTGAAATAGATGTTGCATCGGAACTGATTTGTTCTCCTGTACCTAAAAATTGGTTAATGATATTAACCATTTCGTTGGTATCAATAGGAGTACCGGCTGTGTTTGCAGCTCCTGCTAAATACTTTGATAGATTGCTTGCTAAAAGTGCGCCTCTATTATCTCTTACTATTGCCATTTTTTATTTATTATTTTGTATATTGTGCGTATGTTACAGTTACTGGAATAGTTTGCGAACCACCCGTTTCATTGCCATAAACAGTTATGGTTGTCTTAATTGTTGATGTTAACGATGGGTTTGGAATAAATTTAAATGTTAATCCTTTTGCTATAGCTGCTGTTGCAGAAATATCATCACCTATAAATACAGGAACAGTTCCTATATCCGATGTAACACCTTCACCAATAATATCACCTGCATTTTTATTAGCAAGGATTAAAGTATATCCCATACTTCTATTACCTGCCGGCGATGTGGTTGGAGATAATGCAACCTCACCACTACGTTGATTAACTGATATATTTGGAACACCAAATTCAACAACAGGAATACGAGTTGTATTTTTTGGAAGCGTTACCAATTTATATTTCATTACTTGAGTTTCATCTGGATTAGCTTCTAAAACTGGCATTTTTTTAATTGCTATATCATAAAAAGCAGAACCCAAAGGATGTGCTGGCTCATATAATGCATAGTCAATTTCATCATCTGCTAAAGCAAATTGTGTAATGTTTAAACCTAAACCTGCTGCAAGTTTTTCTCTACCTTTTTTAGTAAGAATTGCATCAACCGTCGTTTGACTGTTATCTAAATATCCCATAATATATTATTATCGTTTGTTAATAAATATAATTAATTATAAAAATTCTATTCTACTTCTATAATTGGTTCATTATTATCCCTTCCAACAACTTTAATTGTATTTGGATTAGTCACAAACACTTCAATAGGACTTGCACCATCCAATGTTGTATCTGCCGTATTCTTTGAACCTCTATAATATGAATTTTGCATACCCGTTGTTAAATCTCCAACATATTTGTAATGCGTAGGTAAATATCCATTAACTGGAGTTACACTTAAAATAGTACCGCCTACACTCGGTGGAGTAGGTACGGCTGAACTTGTAAACTCTTGAATTACCAAATTTGTTTCAGTATATAATGATGATGTAGTTTCAAATCCACCTCTTGGGTCACCTACACCATTATTAACTACTATATATTTATCAAATATTTTAGTTTTTTGTTCAGTAATAAGATTTACTAAAATACGTTCTTTAACTAATACACCACTTGTATCATAATAATTCCAAATCGCAGAACCATTCTGGCAATATACACTAAATCCAACATCTTGTAATAAAGTATTTGATAAAAGAGTATTACTAGCTTCAACATCGGCTTGAGAAGTTACTGTTGGTAATTCATATTTAGCATTTACAATGGTTTCGTAATTTTTATAATCGCCTGATAAGTTTATTTCATCATTTGCATAAATTATACTTTCGTATTGTTCGTTTTCACCGAATAAATTTTCCGATAAATCTGCATTTATTATTGTTTCATATTGTTCATTCTCTCCAAAAATTTGTTCACCCATATTGGCATCAACTAAAGCATCATATTGATTATTTTGACAGAATATTGATGCAGTATGCTGAGTTTCGCCTTCATAATAAAAATCTTGTCCTTCTGGTTTTGTATAAGCATATTTACTTCTTTCAAGAAAATGTGGCTCAATTAATAGACCCGTTGTAGCTTTAACCCTAGCTGGTAGCATTTTCTTAATATCATCAAACATAACTTTTTCGTATGATTTGATAAGATTAATATATTCGTAAATATCTCTATTATTTATTCTACCAAAATAATAATTTCTTAATTTATCTAATGAATTATAAGTTGGTTTGTATCTATCCGATGGGTCTCCAATATAGTCATCTAAATTAGATGCTCCCAATGATTTTGCTATATCAAAATTTAATTCCTTATTTGGTGATACAAATATACCAACACGATTAGAATCAGTTGGAGAATGGTCAAATGCTTTTTTAGTTGAACGATGTTTTGCGGAAAGGTCTGATACCAATGTTTGGTCTTCAAATCTTACTTTGTTTGTTGAATAACGTGATGCGCCTAAATCAGGTATTTCTAATACACAATTTCTATTTATTTTTTCAAAATTATATGGATAGTCTGTGATTGATAAGAAATTAGCACCGGTTGCTCTCAAAGGTGCATATGCGTTTGTAGTATATAATGTTTTAACACCTCCAATTTCATAATCATTTCTTTTTAAACTTCCAGAGAAATATATAATTGGAGCAACATTTGGATATACAGCATTAGTGCCTGCATCTTTGGGATATTCAAAATCAAGTCTAAAAAGTAAGTCGGTTGTTGAAGATGATATATGATTACCATTAATCATTTCTGGATAAGCACAATGCTCTTCAAATACACTTCTACTCAATGGGGTTGCCCATAAACGAACTTCATCAATACTACCACTCATTTTCCAATCGGCATTTGCACCAATTTGCATATAACTTACAGTAGCATCCCAAAATAATTGACTTGTTGTAAATGTTCCGGAAGTAAATGATGAAAATATTTCTCTATCACCTTCCATTTGCTTTACACTTAATTCAATTTTATTATGAGTTGAATCTATGTAAGTTCTTGAAACGCAAATTCCAAAAAATCTATCGTTATATATTGGTAAAATTGGAGTTTCTAATACATTTGATCCATTTCCTGTATTTCTTAAATAAACTTTACCATATTCACCATTTGCTGAACCCGATGTATATACTTCAAACCCGTAAGCAGCACTAAGTCCAAATATACCATTATATCCAGGAGTTGTACTACCGCCTTCTTTGTTTGCTTTTACGAATATCTCAATAGTATCGGGATGCCTTCCATATTGACTATTTTGCCAAGGTATATTAACCATATCATCTACTCCATCAAATTTAAGAGCATACGATGTATCATCAACTAATAATTTTGATTTGGAATCGGTTGTAACTTCTGGTCCACCAAACTCCATTATAGAAAGATTTGATGAAGGAATACCATAACATGCCATAAGAGCATGAATACCACGACGACTTCCTTTGTGTTTAAGTAGGTATGGTAAGTTATTTACAATTCTTCTCCAAACTTCACTTGTTCTCTTTTTTGAAGGATTTGTTTGCGTTACATTTCCATCGCTATCTTCACCAAATACATAATCCCATAATTTAGTATCTTGTCCTAAATTAAGAGCATCCCAACTCATTGATTTTAATTGGTCATATAATAACCTATCTGCTACTCCATTTGTTGAACTATATCCTAAATTTCTAGTACGTTCTAATGCTTTTGTATAAAAGTATATCGTATCAAAATGATGTCCTATCATTGAAAAGAATAATAGAAAGTTTTCATTTTCAGGATTTGTAAGGATATATTGCGGTATATTGTTTACTAAATAATTTGGATTTTCATTATCATATGCTCCCGCATATGCAATCACATTATTATACCAATCAATTACTTCTTGTGATGTGCTTGAAAATCTATTACCAATTTGATCAAACGGCCAAGTTGCAGATGAAGCATTTGGGAATGAATAGCTTGTCGATGGTGTGAATAAAAATTTCTCAAATCCATCAAATCCCTGTATTAATGATGATTTTTTTGCATTTAACCTTTGCACTTCTTGCTGTGAAGCGAATGACCCAGTCCAACTTGCATTACCGCCGCTTGTATAATCAGTTGATGCGGATAATATTAGTTGTTCATAATTTTCAATTAACTGAACTTTATATACAAAATTATTTATACGTTCTTCGGCAGAGCTAAAATGTACAAAATTTTCCCAAATATAATTTCCATTAAAAATGTTTTGATTTGGTAGAACATTGTCAGTCCAAACACTAACACCAGAATCTACTAATGTAGTATTTGTTGTATAGATTACAAGATCTTCTTTGTTTACAATTATATACCCATCAACACCACGTATGGCTGGCCAAGATATATTAATACGATACGTATTACCACTTGTATTACTTATTAAATTTGTAGGTAATTCTGCATATTCATTTGATAATACTTTACCAAAATCAGTTTGGATATAAGAATACAATTTATAATTGTATGCTGTAGCAAAATTTGCCGTATAGGAATCTCCCTTAAAAACACCATATTGAATTGCTGCATTAAGAGTAGTCGGCGATTCTGGTACAACAGAATACGTTCTGACATAATTTATATTCAAATCAGCATCCTCAATTACAGAGGCGCTTAAATATGTCTGAATAAGGTTTGTAGAGCTTGATGCACTTATTATCAAATCATCCAAAGATTCGTAATCAGTTGAAGTTCCTTTTACAAAATCAATATCAATATTAAAATTAGGGCCTTTTATTACTGGATGCTCTTCTTCAAACTGTTCGTTAAGTACAACCGTTTCAACCAAAGGATTGGTCATTAATTTTGAAATCCAAAAAGTCTGATTAGCTTGTACTTCCGGTGGTAATGGAGAATATAATTTTAATATTAGGGATTTTACTTCATTGGTTACAATTTGATTACCCAATTCATCTTCCGTCTTATCCGATAAAGTCCAATTATCTTCTTCCCACGATGAAATTAATATGTGCTCATCGTTACCTAAATTTAATAGGTGTGTTAAATATTTACTTTCCTTTTCAGGTTCAGTAAATGATAATTTATTTATGAAAGCATCATATATGGATTTTCTAATTATAGTTTCATCAAGCTTAATTGATGGATATTGTATAGTAGTAGTTACCTCATGCTCATTACCAATGTGCTCAGTTTCGGAAGCCCTATTATATGGTTTAAATATGAGTGTCAATTTATCACTACCATTCCAACTTTGAAATCTATTTGCTAAATCCGAAAGATTTATTTTGAATGTACCATTTGGAGTAAGATTACTAAATAGTGGAAGGCGTGTTAAATCTTTTGCTAATAAATAAACATCAACACTACTTGCTGCAAATGATTTGTATGTTACATCCCACTCAACATTTAAGTCGGAAAAAGCAGGAACTGTAACATTTGGTGGAAATATTATTTGAGTTATATCTGGAAAATCATTAACACTAACATAACTAATAATTGCTTTAACTCTATCACCAACGCCATACTTAGTACTGTTTGCTACAAAAAGTAATTCTTTATTTCCAAATTTAGAAGAAAAATCATTTTTAAATGATAATTGTACATATCCTTTATCATAAGGTACTCTATATATCTTATCCGGAGATACATAAACATCTACATAATCGCAATTAAATGCGGTAAATTGTAAATTGAATATTGTATCATCATCTGATTCTTTTACACGTATTTCATATTGAGATTTATCAAGTACAACCATTGGTTTTACTACTGGTTGTAAATCTTTATCAAATTCAACATCAACCACAATACCACTTTGTAAATCATTTCCAGATATACTAAAAGATTGACCTACTTGCCTCCAATTAGCAAATCCGACAGACTTAATAGTAGTTAATGCATTTCTGTTTATGTAGTAAATCGAATTGTATTTATACTCATTTGATAATTCACCATCTATTTTAAAATTAATGGTTATATCTTTTAATTGAGCAGTTTCTATATTTTTTAAGTCACTTTCTCCTGTTGATAAAGAAATGGAATCCGAACTGATGATATTTTTGTTTATATCAACAATATCATATTTCAAATATATTTTATCGCCTAATTCATTTGCATAATT